TTACCCCCTGACGATACCGCCCTCAACGCGGCAGCAAGGGCATTCCAGATCGGCGAGCCTATGGAAGGGTGTAATCATCATGTCTCCGCGCCAGAAACAGCGCGCACAGAGCAGATCGACCTCGTACCCGTCTTCATGGTAGTCCAGAAGGCCAAGCACCTCCTGCGCCCCTCTGGCGGCGTTAAAAGGCCTATTGGGTTTCTGGGAAAAGTCTAGGGCGATGATCTGCGCGCCGTTGCCGGAAGATGACCAGATTTTCGGAAGCTTATCTGGCATCGGTGCAAACCGGCTTCTTGCCCGCCAGCGCACGACTCTGGTCACGCATCACGCAATAGTCGCGCGCGAACTCGGCCAGCATCGGGCATGTTCCGGCGTCAATTTCGTCCGCTGCCTGCGTCAGCTGGTCGCGGCTATACACGACCACGTCCGGCGCGGTCAGGACTTGGGCGGCTTTAGAGGCGTCCTGCGCGCATCCCGTCAGAAAGCTTGCGCAGATCAGGGCGAAGGTTGCGGATTTCATTTTTTTCAATCCCTTTTTCGATTGCGGCGCTTTGGGCGCGGGTTTTGCATTTTCCGGCCTCGATCATCCTTCCGGCCAGATAAGCACCGGAGACAACCAGAGACGCGGCGGCAAAAAACAGAGCGACGATTTTAAGCTTGACGACGAACGGCAGGGTTTTGAACGCGGCCCAAAACATCAAAACCCCTCCTTTTTAAGCCACGCCCGAACGTCGAAAGACGGGCAGGCCTTGTCCGCAAATTCGTTGTGCCCGTGGATGGTCGCTTTCGGGAATTGCCGTTTCAGCTTGCGCAAAAGGCGGGGCAGAACAGCCCATTGCTCCGGCGTGAAATTCGCCTCCGGCTTGCCCGCCGCATCGATGCCACCAACAAGGCAGATGCCAATGCTGGTCGCGTTGTGTCCGGCCACGTGCGCACCGACCTGATCGACCGGACGGCCTTCCTCGACAACGCCGCTGCGCCGGATGACGAAATGATAACCGATGTCACGCCAGCCATTGCCCTTGACGTGCCATTCACGGATTTCTTTGGCGCCGATGTCCATATCCGGTTTAGTGGCGGCGCAGTGCACAAAGAGCTTGTCGATGTTTCTCATTTCTCGAGCCTCCCTTTCATCTCCGCCAGCGTAACTCGTACGCCGTTGATGGCTTCCGTCGCGCCTGACAAAACCTCGCGGTTGGCCTTTGCCTCTGCTTGGTATGCCTCACGGTTGATCCGCGCTTCTTCCTGACGTGCTTCCTGATCTGCGCGGCGTCGGGTTTCGCAATGCCAGATCGCAATACCGAGGCCGAGCAGAAGGAAAGAGCCAAGGACGCCAGCCAAGCCAAGCTGTTGAAGCTCGGTCAGGCCGTTGAGGGTTGCGGCTGATACGGCTTGTTCCATGCTCTCTATTCCTCTGCTGGTTTAGGGTATTTTGCCTTGACGCTCATGCACTTCATGGCGAGTGATTTCAGCTCGGCCGGCACGGTAAATTCGCCCTCGGTCGCAAGCCATTTCATGATGGCGTCGAGCTGGTCGCCGATGTCGGGATATTCTGCGCGGCGCAAGTCTCTATAGGCCATTTTTTCCGCTTCCGCCTGTGCGGCCAATGCCTGATTTTCCGCTTCCACGCGCTCTGCGATTTCGGCATCCGATAGGGGCGACTGATATTTTTCAATCAAGGCCATTTTTTCGGTTTTCGTTTTTGCGGCGACCATTTCCGCAGCCGGTATCATGTAAAACTTTTTCATGCTGAAACCCCCTTGCGGCCATAAACCCTGAATTTTCCGGTGAATGTTCCGGTGCTGCGCGTGATACGGAAAGCATTGTGAGCTTCTTCAGCCTGCCGTACACCGAAAGATTCTCCGCCTTGTCCCGTAAGGGTGTAGCCGTGCCATATGCCTTTAACCATAGAACAAATGGGGAGAGATAGGTTTATTATATCAAACGCCAAGTGATGTTGTGTTGCTGCTCCAGATGCGCCAGAAGCGGAAATCGGGATACCCGTTCCCTGTGTTCCAAGACTACTATCGTATCTATATGTGTTCGCCCCCGTAATAAACGTATCGCCGTTATTGGTTGAAAACTGAAGAACAAGACCGATGACACTTGCCGTTAGAGACAAACCTTCGGACACAACGACAAAATCCGTACAATCTTCGGGAAGATTATTAAATATGACTGCCGTGGCGGCAGTGGCCTCGACAACGCCGACCTCCACCCATACGCTTCCCTCTGTGACATTCACCAACTGGCTTCCGTCAACTGCCGGTAGCCCAGCCATGCCCGCGGCTGCGCCCCAGACGTAAATACCACTCGCGCCGTCTCCTTCATAGGATGGCGTCGTCAGGTCGAGCGCGCCGCCGATCATGATGTATGGATTGCTGCTTGTGCCGGACGGATTGACAATACCTGACAGAGTGATCTTCCACCATCCGTCGCCTTCGTCATCGACGGATACGGATCCGTCGACCGCCGTGCCGTTATTGGCCAGGGTGCCCGTAACGCCGTTTGCAAGGTTGACGATAACGGAAACGCTGTTCGTCTGCGAATCTTCCGCATCTGTAATAGCGACATAAGCATAGCTTCGGCCTGCCGTTTTCGCATAAATCGTATATTCGATTTTGTTGCCGATGCCGAAATCTTCCACGCGCTGCACGACATAATGCATGTCCGTTGCCGTGTCCTCGACCAGCATATCCGCCGTACTGCCGCCGTCAGGGTCGGTGGTTGAGTTTATGGTTACGGTGCAGTTTTTCTTTACCCACTTCGCATCTGAAAAATCGTTTGCCGCCTGCGCCTTATTGACGAACGACAGCAGCGGTACGTCTCCGACTTCCGTGCCAACGTCCTTTGTCGCCGCAGTGCCGAGACCGGATGTCGATACGACAAGTTTTTCATCGTCCCCGGGATTGTCGATGCTGATGGATATTTTATCTCCCGCAATGATCTTGTCCGACAGGAATCCGGGCAGCTGGTCGCTCTCCGATACGGATGCGCGGTTGGTAATTTCGGCGTCGTTGAAGGAATTGACGTTATCGACGGTGCGGATGAGGTTATCTAGCGCATCGTAAATCTCGAATTTATAACTGCCGTCCAGCCAGATTTCCGCCCTGCCCGCGCTATCAAGCACGACAGGATTCTCATGCTCGGTTTCGCCCGAGGCATCGGTATAGGTAGCCTTCGGCGTATCCGTCCCTGCCTCATAGGTTTGGATTTTCCCGCCTGCCAGCGGGTCGCCGTTTTCGTCAAGGAATTGCAAATACGGCGGTGTCATCAGAACAGCCATCGGCTTTTCTCCATTAAAAAACCCCGCCAGAGCGGGGTGTTATTTTTTCTTTGTTTTTTGCGCTTTCATCAGCCGCATCAGGGCTGTGCGCGCTTCGTCAGGCGGCAGTTTCATGAGATACTGCCAATTCTCCTCGGAGAGGTTTTCAAAGACGGATGCGGGGACATCCGGATGCTGCGCGGCAAACCTGCCGACGTCGCTGCCACCCCTTTCGCCCGCCGCTTTCCGCATCCTGCCCGCTTCTTGTGCGCGCACCACGTCCGGCGTCATGCCGAGCTCTGCGGCGCGCTGGCGCGCTGCTTGCGCCGCGGCGACGTCTTCCGGCGACATGCGGCCCACGTTCCCGAACACGTCTGCGGAAAATTCGGGTTCCGGTGCAGGCAGGGCGAGCATGGCCTCTTGCGCCTGCTTGGGCGGCAAACGGAGCAGGTCGCGCCAGTTATCGGGCAGGCGCAAGCGTTGCTCTTGCCTGACCAACCCGCTGCGCTCCGCAACGGCGCGCGCTGCTTTCTCGGCCCGCCCGACCTGCATCTTTGCCGCAAGCCCGCGGGCACTGGCAGAGGCGGCGGCACCAGCTGCCGCCCCGCCAAGCCCCCCGCCGCCAGCGCCGGCAACAATAGGCACCAATCGGCTGCCCGCCGTGCGCAACACATCGGACACAATGCCCGACTCTGCAGCTTTCTTGATGGCGGCGCGCTCCGCCGCTGAATACCCGCGCATCCTGTTCGGATTGTTGTAAAGCGTGCGGAAACCCGTTTTGATGGCGGTGGCGGGCTGGTCATACTGATCGGCACGCTGAATAATGCGCTCGATGTCGTTCAAGCGGTGAGAGGTTGACCAGAGATTGCGCGCCTCTTTCAAGGCGTCAAAACCCGCCCTGCCGCCCACGACCATATCATCGCCGGCATCCTCGATCATGCCGCGGAGCGTTGTCTGAATATCAAGCAGCTTTTTGCCCTGCTTTGTGACGCGGCCCATTTCGGTGAAACCGTCAATCGCCTCACCCAGCAGTTCGTCAAGCTCCTGCGCCGCGCGCAGGGTCATGGGCTGCCCTCTGATCTGGCCGAGGCGCTCCGTCACTTTGCTGAAAGCATTATCGCCGCCGACGATGCGCCCAATATCGGTTTGGGGCTTCATGCGCTCGACGGCATCGACAAACTGATCTGTGAATTTCGGCTTGAGAACGCCGCCAGCCCGTTCCGCGGCTTGGTACATTTCACCAGCGCGCTGCCTGATCTGGTCCGCGTTGGGGATGATTGTGCGGGTATTTAGGCGAGAAAGCGCTCTGCCAGCAACAGGCACGGCCCCAGAGAAAGCAGCACCCAAAAGCATATCTCGGCCCAGCGTGGCGGTTCTTTCGCCATCCACGCCCGTGCCGACGCTATAAAGTCCAGCGGATGGGGCACCGAGAAGAGCAGCTTTGCCCGCACGCGCCGCGGTGTTGCCACGGCTAGCCCAATTAAGAGCAGCGGTCCCCGCTTTCGTTGTTGCGCCTGCGACACTGGTGCCAATACCTCCGACAATTTGAGAACCGACCGCTGCGACCGGATGCTGCTCAAATTGCCTTTCCTGACGCTCTTTTGTCAACCCTCTTGCCTGCTGATAGGCGTCTTTGAAGGTCAGGTCTTTATCGAGGGCGGAGGCTCCCGCAGCGCCCAGAATATCGGAAATTTCGTCAGAAAATCCGAAGGTTGCGCCCTGCATGAGGTTGTCAAAAACCGTCCTGCCAAGGCCTTCCTGCGGCTGTGCAGGCGCGGGCGGAGCATCAGGCCTTTGCCCAGCAGCAGTTTGGAGGGCAAAGGCCATGACCTCATCAGGTGTGGCGCCGTCAGGCCCCTCGAAACGGTGGACACGGCCATCCGGCCCCTGAACCTTGTAAACGGTCATTATTCCGCCCCCAGATAACGCCAGCCGCCGCCGGATTGCTGCGGAGCCTGTTGGCCGCCGCCAGATGCTGCGCCGATGCCCGACACGAAAGCGTCAATTGCCTCCTGCTCAAAGGGTTCAGGCTGCCCGATCTGTCTCGCTTTCGTATTGACCTCTTCCATCTTTGTGCGGATGAAAGAGCGCAATCTGGCGTCCTTTTCCCGCGGCGAGGCGTTTGCATCGCCAAGCGTGGCGCGCAGGGTTTTCCCTTCGTTTTCCGTGAACTGCGCGCCGAAGGTCTGGCGAAGTAAGGGCAGGATTTCGTTATCGACCATCGTGATGTAATCAGCGCGGGCAACAGCGGAATCAGGAACATCCATCCCCATTTCACGCATAAACGTGTCACGAGCGCGGCCAGCCATCGTATAGGTCGCCGCATTGCCGAGATTGCTAAGCCGTCCGACCATATTTTGCAGCTGCGGAATGCGCGCCATGCCTTCTCCGAATGAGGCTTCCGTCTCTCCGTAGGTCTTGCCAAGCTCTGTTTGCCGCGCCTTTTCACGCGCGATTTGGGGTTCAAATTCAAGCTGCTGTTTCAGCCTTGCCCGCTCCTCCATGCCTTTTTGCGTCGATGAAATTTTCCCTATCGCCTCCGCATATCCATCACGCGCTTGCGGGCGTCTGGTTTGAAATTGATTCAAATCAGGCGGCGCGCTCTGATACTGCTGCGGCGTTCCCATTTCTTCCAGCGCGGCATCCAGATTGCCGAATTGGCCAAGCTGCGTAGCATTGGAAGGCTGGCCGCTGAGAACCTGCATAGCCTCTTGCGGCGGCATTTCCATGATCTCCGAAAACGTCGGCGGTGCGCCGTAGAAATCAATCCCCCGGTCATGCGTTTTTGCAAGGCGTTCCAGCCTGTTCGCGGTCTCGTAATCCCCGTTGCTGAGAGCTTGCGCTATGGCGTTATTAATTTTCAAAACGGCTGGATCATCCCCCCCGCCAAGCGCCGACTGCTCCCGCGCCGTCACCTGACGTTCCATCATGCGGCGGTTGAAAGCTTCTTGCTCTCGATCGTAAAGCTCGTCGAGATATGTTCTCATCTGGCCTTTTTTGTAAACGCTCAAATCAACCATGGCGCTGATTCCTTAATACAGACGGTTGGGGTTATTCGGGTCGTTCGGGTCGTTCGGGTCGTATGCCCCCGTCTGCGCCCCGCGGATGGCGGAATATGGCGCTCCAAGGACATTCGCCATTGCCTGGTTCAGCACGTTGGTTCTGCCCATGATGCTGTTTGCCGCAATATCGCCCTGCTGGCCGTAAAGATCAGCCATGCCCGTTGCGGCATTTTGCCCCGCCGTAGAAAGGCCGGAGAGCTGGTTATACTGGTTCTGGTTCTGCTGCAACCAGCGCATGTAGGCATCGTTATATGTCTGGTCGGCCATGCCTTGCCCGTATTCCTGTGCGGCTTTCAACGCCGCGCCGGAGAAGAGCTGCCCTCTTGCGCCGAGAGAGCGGTTCAGCGCGTTTTCGCCCTGCTCGAGGCGGAATTGATAGCCGGGGTCAGCCGTGAAATCATCCATCGAGAATTGCCTTGCGAATTGCCCGAAGGACGGATCGGAGGCGTCCCCGCCAAGGCCCAGAAGAAGGCGTAGGCGCTCGTTTGCCGCATTGCCGCTTTCGGCATAGGGCGTCAGGCTGGAAAGCGCCTGACGGTTTGCCGCCATTTGCGCCTTTTGCATTTCCTTGTAGGCCTGCGTTCCCTGAATGCCGCTGAATACGCTGTTCAGCGCACCGCCCAGCGCATTGCGGCCGGCGGTTGCGGCACCTGCGGTTGCGGTTGGATCGGGAAGGAAAGATGTCGCCGCATTTGATGAAGTTCCGGGCAAAAGAGAGCCCGCGCCGATCTTTGCAATACCGCTACGCAATGCGCCGCCGATTATGTCCGCCCCCCTGACAACCGATCCCAAGAGACCGCCGCCGCCTTCTGCGATATTATAGGCGGCATTTCCGAATCCGGCGCTGTTCAATGCGCCGGTAAAGCCGCCCGGGGAGAGAAGGCCTGCCGTTGCGCCGGACAACAGGCCTTGCTTCAAAGCGCCTTTAAGGCCGCCTCCGCTTATAAGGCTTCCCAAGCCTCCACCCAAGCCAGCTCCAAGGGCTACGTTTACACCCGGGATCATAGCCCCAGCAATAGGTAGTGCAACACTCGCAATTTTCTTAACAGATTTACTCATATCCGCTTACTCCACACCCGATAGGACGGCGCGTATCCGCTCCGGCTCAGGATCTTTTCGATTTTGGGATTTGAAACGACGTAGGTGATTTCATGCGCACCCATGTCTTTCATGACATCCTCTGCGCGTTGCATGAGGGTGATGGATAGCTTGCCGCGTTTGCGGGGTTCGACGAAAACACCGAAGCAGGAAGCCTCCAGAATATGCTTGTGGCGCGGGTTCTCCGTCAGTTGCCAGATCGATATGCCCGCTATGCCGTCATCGTCCGCCGCCACGACAGACCAGAGCTGGCCCGCCGCGCTGGCTTGAAAGGCGAAATTCCAGTCGATATTCGGCGCGCCGTAGGGATTGGCGTCAGCCATGCCGTCGTAGAAGCGGTTGATGTTTTTCGCGATATATGCCGCCGTTTCGTGAAACGGTACGGTCTTGAAAATCACTTGGCTTCCACCAGACCGACGATGGTGACGGGCACGGATACGTTGCTCCATCCAGGCGGATAGATGCGCTTGCTGGCGCCGACAATCATGCCCGCATTGCTCCCTGCCAGTCCCGATACGGCAAGGCATGCGCCGTCCGCCTGAATATCCAGCGGAAAATTGTCGATATACGTCTGCCCTGCAATGCTGCTCGTCTCCACGCCCGGCATGATCGTCAGGCGAAAATAGCTCAAACTTGCGGACAGCTTGTAATACCGCCCCTTGATTTCTGGATCTCCCACGCCGTACAGCTCGCGAAAGCGTGGCATCCAGTCCGTCCCCGTATCGCCGGAAAACATCTGGTTGAAGAACAAAATCCATGCCAGCGTGGCAATGCCGAGGTCGTTCACCATCGGCTCATAAATCGGCGGCGGCTGTACCTTGCTCATGACAAATAAGACCCCATGATTGCGCATTTGACCTTGTGGGCAAACCGGATGCGGAACGTGATCTGCTCCGCAATGCCGAGGCGGCGGAAAACGACTTTCTGCCGGTAATGCCCCACACGGCCAATGCTGGTTTTATAGGCGTTGGACCACGTTCTCGCGCCGTCCTTGCTGACCGACATTTCGACCATCGGGTTTTCCCCGACGCCGTGCTGCAAACCGACGCCCGTTTCAAAATCTATTTCCAGACGGTTCATGCGAAGCCGCTTGTTTTCATCCGAGATATGCGTATAAACGCGCTCACGCAGGATTTCCCTGCCCGCATCGTCGTAATAGTCCTGCGACATTTCGTATATCTTTCCGCTCTTACGGTCGCCGACCAGCGTTTTACCGAAGGTGAATACGCAGCAGGATGAGAGATGTTGCTCATGTTTGCCGTATATGTTCAGGTGAGACCGCTCGTGCCACTCTCCCGTCGTCAGGTCATATACCAGCGTCGTTTTCATCGATCCGCCGGACAGTACGTAAAAAACATGTCCGTCCTGCTGATAGGTGTATCCGTAAATGGAGCCCGGATTCAGCGCGCCTTGAATGATGCGCTCGATGGGAGAAGTCGAAATGCGTTGCGGGGAAAACCCGTTTGCGCGATAAACGATGCCGCGTCCGTTTTCGTCCTGCCCCACCCAAAAGATGGAATTATCCAAAGGGACGGCGGAAAGCGGCGCGAGGATACCGACTTCCATCTTTGCGCCGGCAATGCGCTGAAACGAGAAAGCGGAATCACCTGTATTCGTCCATATCTCGGTGGTTTTCTCGCCGAAAAACCATGCCTGCCCTACGGCATTGCGCGCGCAGAGAAGCTTGTCTGGGCTGCTTTCCGCCGTGGCGAAGTCCAAAGGATCCCATGAAAGGCCGTCGTAAAGTGCCGAAGTGAAGAATTTCCCAGTGTCGTAATCTATGACGAAAAAATAGCCGTCGATAAAAGTGATATACGCGGCACGTACATACGGCGGATCGTCAGGCTGCGAAAAATCATTATCCTTGAACGTGAAGATATAGACTTCACGGCCATCGCATATGCCGATTTGAAAGCCGTTTTCATCAAGAGATACGTTGCCGGAAGAACTGTTCAGCGTACCGCGGGCATCGAAAGTGCCGTCCCTGTAGATTTCAAAAAGGGTATTTTCGGAAACGGCGAATACGCGCCCGTTTGACGCGGCAAATGCTCCTCTTACGGGGCCGGCGCCAAGATCGGCGAATTGCTTGAGCCCCGGTGTTCCATAAAGAGCGGATACCTGCTTCCCCTGCTCATCGAGCACGGGGTAAAGGTTTATGGTGCGCTGCGCATCGAATGGAAGGCTTCTTTCGCGGTATGAGCCGCCGACAAGCCCGATCCTCATGTATTATATCCGCTGTAGATGTTGCCTGCGGATATCCGCTGTTGCGGCAAAGCATCCATCGGGCGCGCCTTGAGAATAGCGCGTTTAATATTGCCCTTCGTCTCCCGTGCCGTCAGGGCATGCGTATCGGAAACGTCAACGCCGTATTCCGGTGCTTGGCGAATACCAAGATTATAAACAAGCGCATCCTCCCATCCGGGGGGGAGATTTACGACGTCGTCCAGCGTAAAAGAAGCGATGGTCTTTTCCGACATGATGCGCAGCGCATAATCACTCGACGGTACGGGCCACAGTTTGATAGTGCCGAATGGATACGCATTATCGTAATTCAGGAACTTCGGCAGGCCTTGCGTCGCCTTGCTCTGGATATAGCGCTCGAATACCTCATCCGTGACGATGCTCAAGTCATGATCCGTCGTTGCCCATCGAATGACGGCAGAAACAATCTCGTTCGGCCTTTGCGTGTCAAAAATCTGCCCTTGCCCGATCAGATATTGCCCGACACCTGATTGGAGCGGAAACGTCTCGATCTGACGCGAAGTTATCAAAAGGCTCTCCGTCGCCCATGACGAAAGCATGGCGTTCAGCTCTGCCAGACCGTCGTTCGCCTCATCTGCGGACGGTTGCTCTGTTTTGGTCAGGACGCCGATCTTTTGCAGGCTGCGTCTGACGATCTGGCGAGCCGTCGTCATTATTCGACGTTCTCCGCTTCTTCGATTAATGCCGCAAGCTTCGTCGCGCCCGTGCGGGGGTGATATTGAATACCGAGCGCATCGGCTTTGACGCGGAGTACCTCAAGCGCTTCGATCGTTTCACCGCCTTCCGTGCCGTCAACCTTCCAGCCGAGCGCCTTGCAGGCATCGACATGCTTTGCGCTGACGTATTTGACCTCTTCTCCGCGGGTAAGCGTTACCTTTTTCAATTCCATGGGGCACCTTCTTCGTTGAAATAAACGGTTGACGTATCCGACGCCGCAATGGCCGCCAGATGGGTATCGGTCGGGTTTTTCTCGAATGTCCGGAAATATCCTGCCGGAACGAACTGATCCGTCGTCGTTGCGACAACTGATGAGCTCCCCGATTTTACGAATACGGGAACGGCTCCCGCGTTATAGACGGTCACGCCATTTCTGTTGCCCGCAGGATATGCCGTGCGGGCGCTGGATGTTGAAACGGAGATGCTGGCCGACTTTGTGTTGACATGCGCGACCATCAGTCACCGATGCGCTGCTTTGCAACGCCGCTTTCGGGACGCGTGACGTGGATGATGTATTCCCCGGATGCCGGCGTGACGCCCGCTTCCGTCGGATTGACGAACTTGAGCGCAAGCGTATCCGCGGCACTGACACGCGCTCCGACCAATGCAACGCCGTTAACGTTCGACGGCGGTGCGACATGGACAATATCGTTCAGGTGAAGCCCTGGCACGTTGAACGTTTGTTCCGGCGCCGCAATGGTTGCGACTTCGGATGGCGTCAGGCTTGCCTTGATGATGTACGAACCGTAGGTGTTGCCGTTAAGAATGCCTACTGACATGGCTTTTTCCTTTCAAAAAAGAGAAAGGGGGCGGTTTTACCCGCCCCCGATGAGGTTTCGGCTTACGATTGCAGACGGCATGCCCATTCGGTACGAACGCCGGAAATCGCGCCCAAAAAGTCGAGACGCGTTACCATGCGGCGTTTCATCTGATCCCAGTCACGGATGATGGCGATGGTGTAGCCTTTATAGGTTTGCTGCACCGTCCATTCCGCTTTCTGCGGCATGATAAGCGGCACGGAGACCATGCGGAACGCATCCTTGTGGAAGGCAAGGTTCTGCAAGCTCGTCTGCCCCGCACCCCCAACAAACACCACATCCGCGCCATCGGCCGGCAATGCGGAGACGTTTTGCAGTCCCCCGGATGCGGATGTGTACATGGCAGGGGATACTGTGATGTCCAGATCGCCATTTCCGTCCGCCGTGCCGCCTGTTACGACCGTGAACTGTTGCAGGAACGGATATGCTTGTTTGGTGATCGGATGAACCGCATACACGCCCTCAAACGTAATGACGGATCCTACCGTTACCGTGCCTGTGCTGGCGGTCAGACCGTCGATATGGATGGTCGTCGCGCCCTCCGCTACGGTATCGTCCACCTCTACGCCCGTTACGTCATTGCCATTGGTGTGCGGCTGCAACATTTCGGACTCAAGCCACAGATAGCCGTCGGCAATACCGACAAGGCCTTTCTTGTACTGCTTCTTGATTTCGTCGGAGGACTGAAACAGGCCTTTACGGGCATTCACGGCGGAACGGCCCGCGGCGCTGTCGTGCAGGAAGTACCTGCTCTCGTCTTTCGGGGCGAGAAATTTGTTCATTTTCTCGCGCGCGGAAAGGATGAGGTCGGTGTCGAACACGGTTGCACCGGGAACACCGACGGAGTTGAACACCATCGTCGTTGCCTTCTCGAGAAGCTGCTGCTCCACGTCATGCGCGACCGTGTTGACGGCGGGCTTGATGACGCGCTCGATATAGTTCTTGAGCTGGATTTCGCTGGCAAATTCCAGAGAGTCCCCCTCAATCGGCACCGTGGACAGGATATCCAGCTTGAGCGGAACTTTCTCTTCCACGGTATCCTGAATGGTATTCGTGATATCGTAGTTACCGCGCTGCGCGACAAATCGGGCAGGTTTTGAAATCATGATGGTATCGCCGGCGGAATAGCCGTTTTTACCCTCATAATCCTTTGCGTCCGCTTTTGCGATGGATTTACCGAAGTGAAGTTCATCGGCAAACATTTTGGCCGCCGTCTTGGCAATAATACCAGGTGCGTCCTTGATGGTATTGAAGTTATTCGGCATGAATCGTTACTCCTTAACTGTTGAGCCATACGTCCACGAGTTCGTCCGGGGACATCTGGTGAAGAGGCTTGGAAGCACCCCCCGAACCTTTCGAGGGCTGCATAGGTCTTGGAGCATTTGTCTTTTTGTTTTGAGCTTGCTGGATGTATTGAAGGCCGCGACTTTGCGCATCCCTGATTTCAGCGGCAGCCATGTACGGAGACATCGCGAGAAGCGATTCAAGCTTCCCTTCCTTGGCAAGCGCATAAAACGCCGCCGGTGCGTTATCGAGGCTCAAGAACATGTGCTCAAGCTGAGGGGGAAACGCTTCAATAATGTCGGCGTTTTCTTCGTAAAGCTCTTTCAGCTCAGGGACCTTCTGAACCATGTCAGCGGCTTGATTGCCGATATGTGCAGATCTTTGATCTTGCCATTCGACATACTGTGCCTGCTCATGTGTCAATTTAGGCTGCTGGCCGCTCTGTTTTGACAATGCTTCCGCGATTTTCTGGTTAGCGAGAAACTCGGTCTGCGCTTTCAGAAAATCGCCAAAGTTATCGAATTGATCTTCCGTCGGAGCCTTCGGGGCTTCCGCAGATGATTTCTGCATTTGCATGAACTGGGTGAGTTCTGCCCGCATTTGCGCGATTTCCTTGCGTGCTTTCGCAAGTTGCTTGTCGCGCCTCGCAATGAGGTTTTGCGCTTTCTTGGGAAACGGCGAATCCTCGTCCTGATTTTTGCCTTCGGAGATGTCTTGCTGACTGTTCCCGCCATCGGGCGTGGAAAGATCGTTTTCCTCTTCCGGGCCATGGCCGCTTTTTGCCTGTTGCGCATCGGCAACGGCGGTATCGTCCGTATCCAAGACGGTTTCGGTATCCATTTATTTCTCCATTGAAAAAACGGCGACCTGATTGTCTGCCGTATCGGTTCTTACCGATCTTTAAACGGCCTGTGCCGTATCCTGCGGCTGCGCGGCGCGCGCCGTTAATTCCCTGCTTCTCTGCGCAAGCTCGATCTCTTTAAGATCGAGTTCACGGCTTTCATTTTCGATTTCTTTTGCCCGCAATGTGGCTTCCGTTTCGATTTTAAAGCGCTCGTTCTGCGCTTTTTCCGCTTCCGAGCGCGCCTTGATCTGAAGCTCTGCGGTTTTATCGTTCAGGCGTTTTTCAAGATCGGACATTTGCTGCTGCATCTGCATGATGAGCTGCTGTCCCTGCTCGATGATGGCCTGCATCTGCTGCTTTTCCGGATCAGGAGCGATTTCTCCTTCGTTTTCGTCCAAGAGCTGCGGCGGTATGGTCTTTTTTACCCTCTCCGCGATCGCTTGCGCGCCCGGGAAGTCCATGTTCTTGAACAGAAGGTCTCCAAACACTTGCGACATTTGCGGCTGGCGCATGATAATGTCCGCCATGAATTGCGCGCCTTCCTGCCTTTGCGTGGTGAAAGGAGCGCCCGTGATGACGCGAACGCTGTATCTGCCTTTTCGAAGATCGAACGATCTTTCCTGATCCTCCATCTTTTCGCCGTTAATGCCGACGGACTTGACTTCATCTTCTTCCCCGACGATACGGATGATCCGCGCCGTGTCGTAAACGACAGGAATGGCCGACACGAGAATCCTGCCGACGTGTGTGATTGACTTAACAAGGTTGTCGCCGTAGTGGTATGTCGCGATATCGCCCTCGGCCTTGCGCTGTGCGATCGCAATGCCGGATGTCTCGTTGCTGCGTTGTCCGATGCTGGCATCGAACATGCCCATCGTCGCCTTGATGTCGTCCACCGCCATGCGGGATGCGTTAACGATACCAACGGGCGTTTGCGGCGGCATAAGACGCTGCGGCGGCGGCGCCGGTTTTCCATCAACATCAACGTTTCTGTACCGCAGGACGGCGCTTTTATCGGGAGACAGCCACTCATCACGGTATTCCTCGACCTGCCCTTCTGCCGCCATGATCGGCGCGCGGGGCTGGTTCATCAGAATTTCGGTCTCGACCGACTTCCAGAAGTTGTACATCCGCTGCGCGTCTTTCGCCTTGCGGATCAGGCTGAACAGTTTGCGCTTGCCGTTCTCCCAAGATTCCTCCCCGTACACGGGGATGATCGGGATATAAATACCTGGGAAGGTCGTTTCATCCAGCACGTCGTTTCCGGAAAGCATGTATCTTTTAACGATACGTTCCGATGTTTCGCGCTCGGAAACATACTGCTTTCCTTCCTCGTAATTCTCCGTCTCCCCCTCTTCCGTCAGGCCTATTCTTCTTTTTTCATCAACGACCTCGAAAAACTCCGCAATCGTGATCTCGCTCTCTTCTGTGACATCTTCTTTTTGCTCAATTTCCCAAAAAGAGCAGGGGTCTTTTTCGGGGTATTTCTTTCTGAATTCGGAAACCTTGATATTTTCGAATACAAAACCGTGCAGGGCGTCCGATCCGTCTATCTCTATTGACCTGTGGTCAAGATAAACGGCTTGCGGGTTGATGGCGCGCTTGATCTGAAGCTCCTGTTCAAATCCGTCGTCAGCGTAATCGTGATCGATGCGGATATAGCCGATGCTGCTCTTTACGGCAAAAGTCGCCGCCGTATCGTAAGCCTCGTCCGCGCCGCTATTGTATTCGATATCCTTTATAAGCCCAGCTATCACATCCGCCGTCTCAATGTCCGCGCCACCGGAATGGGGGATGATCTTGATGGTCGGCGTGTTCTGCTTGATGTCGTTAACCACCTGATGGGTGAACTTTGACAGCTGATCGATCGTCAGGGCAGGCCTGCCGGATTCCACCCGCGCCTTATAATCTCTTTCGTTCCACTGTGCGCCCTGCTCATCGGACAGGAAGTTGAGGTCGTTTCGTGCCGCTTCGTATATTTCTGACCACGCGGATTTCTCCGCCTGGGCAAGGCGTTGCGCTCTGCCGACGATGTTCTCATCTTGATTCGTCATTTATCTTCCCATATATGATGTCTGCGAAGGACCCAGCTGCATGGATACCTTGCTCGCCGTGCCGTCGTTCTTGAGCCATCCGGCGGCATAAGCGACCGCCGCATAGCGGAAGGAATCGGCGCTGTGGCTTGACCAGTCATGCTTCGGCACGAGCCTGAAAATCTTGTTTTTCTCGTCCCATTCGCGGTGATAATGACCGAGACACGTGATAAGGCGCTCCGTTTTTGCCTTGTCGAACCAAGCCTGATCGATCAGCTTTCGCGCAAGGCCGATGTCCGCGTTGACGTTTTGCGTCCGCGCCAGAACCTTTACCTTGAAGCCGTGCTCCATGAATTGTTTTTCATACGATTTTCCGGTAGACAGCCGGCCGTCAGCCGCATCGTGCGGCAAGATGATGTGCGGCATGCTATATCGCTTCTCGCGCAGAAGCTTGGCATAGAAATCGATGCTTTGCCCCGAGCTCTCGTGGTGATCTATGATGCGCGGCTCGCGACCGACGATCTGGACAAAGACGATGGACGTGCTATCACCGTGACCTAGATCAAAAACGGGAAAGACCTCGTAGCGCCCGTCATATGGTACGCCGCTGATCCTTCCCTCATTCTCAGCCCTGTTTATTTCCTTGCCGTAGTAGGCCCCAGGCACCGCCGCGGAGAAGGAGCATTCGTACTCCTGTTCGAACTTGGCCAGCCCCTCATCTTCGCCGTACTGCGCGATCAGCTCCGTCTTGATGCGCTTGAGCTGATCTTCCCCGTATACCCCCGTCGCGCTGGCGGGGAGCTTCTGGCAAAACCATCCGGGTGTATTCTGCGCCATCTTGTAAAACGCTTCGGCGTGGTTTTTTCCGCGCGGCGTCGTGATAAAGAGCGCCCACCCGCCGTTTTCTTCCAAAATAGGCATGAGGTATGCCCACGCCGCAGGATCGGCAAGCGCCCACTCCGACAACACCACGCCGACCGGAGGAGAGCCGACATAGCTGTTGTAGTTGTCGGAGCCGAGCACTTGCCACATCGAGCCGTTGGCGAGCTCGATCTTCATCTCGTTGTCCACGGTGCGTTTGCGTATATCGAGGGGAAAAGATTCCTCAATGCGCCGCCTGCCCGTGTGAGGGTTGATGGCATCCCAGATCGCCTTTCTCGATTGCGATGCTTCCGGCAGCATGTGCCAGTAGTTCCCGACGCGCTCGAAACCGGCAGTTGCCGTCCAGTGAAGGCATATGTCGTCCTTCCCCGCGCGGCGGTGCCAGACGAGATAGGCGCGCTTGCACCCGTCCTCCAGAGCCTTCCACGCGGGTTTTTGATAAACGCGCGGCCGCCACAGGTGCGGCAGGGATATGCTAGTCACCAAGCCCACGGACGATGGTGATGCTCAAGGGCTTTTCGCTGTCGCCTTGAACCTGGTACGGCAATACTCGGCCGACAAGCGCGAGAAAGGCGCGCGGGTTCTCTTCGGCCTGCCGCACGAGGTACCCGACGCCGCCCGCATCGGACAGGGCCTGCACGATCATGTCCTTCACGTCCGCCGTCAGCTTGTTCGGCGTTCCTTTTTGACGGCCGCCGGTTTTCTTGTAGCCCTTCGGCCTACCGCCCTTGTTTCTGTCCTTGTCTTCTTTGGAAACCATAATAATCCCTCCGACCGTCGCCTAAAGGCCCTATCGATCAATCAGGTTTTTGAAATTAAAAAAGCCGCCGGCGCTGTAAAGCTGCTCGGCGGCTGTTGTTTTTTACCCACGAAGGGCATCATATTTAATTTAAACCTTATATGGTCCCCGCGAATTAACCCTTCATAAAAAAGAAATAAAATTTCTCACCTTTAATCTTGATAATGTCCTAAAAATAGGTCATATTATAAACATGACGCGGACATCGCGGTTCTTAAAAACAGGAGAAATGAAATGAAAAAAACGCTAACCCTGACTTTCCACTCCATCAACGGCGAGGGGGGGGTAATCGTTAAAAAATTCGACACAAAGCACGAAAACTCGCTTTCCGGCATCCACTCCGCCATGGTCGAAGTTCTTCCGCGCCTGATCGAAGATGGTTTCGTTCCGTTTTTTTACAGTCTCGAAAACGGTTATCGCCGCATCGAAACGGAGCGGGCATGGGTAGAAGGGAACGCGATGATTCAATTTCAAGGATATCGCGGACCGTTGTGGAGCATCGATGAACTTTAAGGCTTTTTGACATGGAAGATAAAAAGATCCCGCCTGACGTTCTTGCCGCCGTCGGGCGGGCAGCCTTCGGGCACCACTGGCAAGTTCCGCTCGCATCCGCGTTGAGCGTTTCTGATCGGCACCTGCGAAGGTGGGTAAAAGACGGGGCGCCTTCCCACATCAAGCAAGACCTTCTTGTTCTTATGGATAGCTCAAAAAAAGAGCTCGAAAGGGCGCGGGCGCTTCTTAAAAAAGCTTAAATCCATCCGACGACCTCGCAATATGCGTCAAGGCACTTTTTGAGATTCCCCGCAGCCGTTCCACGGCGGCAGCGGTACAGCTTGTCTACCTCGCGCAATGAAAGGCCTTCGGCGATAACGGCGATGGCCATTGCGTGGCTGAGGCGTTTTTCCTGAACGGCGCGGCCCCAGTCGAAGTACCTCACAAGAAGCCTTTCCTCTTTCGAGAGACCCTCTTCCGGGCCGCGGCGCCCGTCAACGCGCATGGGATTGAAAACGCGCATGCCGATGCCTGATGTGATGACGCGCCATGCTGATTCGATATTAAACAACGCTTCTTGCTGGGAGAGCGTCAGGCTGCCGATCAGTCTGGCATGCCAGCGGTCGCGCAAATAGAGCTTTACCGTTCTTTCCCGCCCTAGACGCGCCGTCTCCCACTCCAGGGGAGCATGACGCGCCCGATGCTTCAGCTGCTCTTCGTCATAGCCCATCTCGGTATCGGTCAACTAAACCTCCCAGTTTATCTTGATGCGCCCCCTTTCCGTGATGCGGTAGACCTTGCTGGAGCATCCGCACTGTGCGCATTCCTCAGCTTCTTCGGATCGCAGGAGGCCGCGATTTGTCAACTTTGACAGCGTAACACGCAAGGATTCCGGATTTATAAACACTTCGTCCGGGTTGTCGTTCAAATCGATCTCTATCTTGCGAAACGTCGCGCCGTACCTCTGGCGGGACAGGTAGGCAAGAATCCTTTCCGTCAGGGTCATGGCTTTGTTCCTCCCTCGGACTTCCTGATGGCCCTGAAGGGCGTGACATCGTGCGATTTGACGATCTGTCTGTCTTTGGAGAGGCACAGCGTGATGCCGCCAAGGGCGCTGAAAACATGGCCGTCGTATTTCTGTTTTACCCAGTCATACGCGGCAGTCCCCCGCCGCGTGGCGCCGTTGAAGAACATGCGGTCGGCATGAAGCTTCGCGTCACGGAACCACGCGTAGACCTCGTGAGGCTCCAGCGCGAGCAAGAGCGTAAAATGCCAGTCATCGGCTTGCCAGTCGAATTGTTTTTCAAGGCTACGCAAAACATCGGCTCTTGTCGTTCCGGCCTTTTCCTCACTTGCGGTAAACTGCACGTCTTGCCTCCTCCGCTTCCTTCGCTTCGATAACGCGGCGCACCCAGTTTCGCCAGGTCGCCGGCCAGTCGAGCTTCACGCCCTTCTGCCCCGGCTGCGCCTTCCAGTAATCGCAAAATTTCTGCATTTCTCGGTTGATCTCGGGGGGGGACAGGCCGCTTGTGAGCGCCCATGCGCCCCAAGACTGGCCTGTGTCGTCCTCCCCTTCGCGGTCAAGGAAATCCTGCAAGCGCAAGCCGCGTACGGCCTTGGGCTTGGCAGGAGGCTTGGCAGGATCGGTGGCCGGTGTTGTGTGCGGCGCTTGCCGATCCTGCCCCTTCGCTTCAATCGGATCAGGGGACACGGCGACGCCGGCAGGCGGCGCATCTCTCTCCCCCACACCTCCTCTCTCTAACTCTTCCTCTGTATCTGTATCTTTATCTGTATCTTTATCTGGGCGTTCGGTTGCGTTCGGTTGCGTTCGGTTGCGTTCGCGCCACCGTTTGGCGCGTTCGGCAGAGCTATCCTCCCGTTTTGGCTGCCTTTTTTCCCAGCCCGTCAGGTACTCCCCTTCCAAGACTTTGCCCTGCATCGCGTCAAGGATGGCATCAACATCGGCCGTTTCAATGTCGAGAGCTGCGGCAATGTCGTCAGAAAACAGGTTGTGCGTTCTTCCGCGTTCGGTTGCGTTCGCGGATGCGTTCACCATCACAAAAGTGAAAACGGCCATGACGGTGGCAATGGGCTGTCCGGAGCGTTTTGCTATAACGCGCCATTTCGGATCTGTCGGCATATCGTGCCAGAGGCGTACCCAATTATTTGACATTTAATTTCTCCCTTGCCTCGATCTTTGCTGCTGCCTGCAGGCTCTGCCACGCGGCAAGCAAATGCTCCTCTGCGGCATCAAGGTCAGTTTGCAGGCATAAAGCCCTGTCAGCGTCCCGTAGCGCCTTTATCGTCGCGCATACGTGGCTGTTTTTGTCTGCGGTCATAGCACGCTCCGTGGCCCATGCAGGCGCGTACCGATAGCGGCCAGCACTTGGCGCTCTTTCTCTGTCAGGCGATCATCCTGCAGGTGAACGGCAAACATCGTTTCCTGCCAAAGCTCGCGGCCTATTTCCTTATGGTGCTTTCGTGCGACGGTTTGGCGCAAAGACATTGGCGCCGTTTTAAGCCCGGCAAGCAGCACATCAGTAAAAATTGAAACCTGCATCTTATTCCCCGATCTCGATAATGACCTCACCCCGCGCGACCGGCTCGCCCATGCGATAGGTCGGCACAAAACGGCTGTCGTCCACGCCCCAAGCTTCTGCAATACCGTCCATGCCTGATTTCATGGCTGCAATAAGGTTGTCCCTGTCACGGCGGCGGTTATTTGGTGGCCGAAAGGTGATTGTCATGTTGATTTCTTTGGCCTTAAACGTCGGCCGTATTTGCATTGCGAACAGGCGACACGCCCCCCTGTACTCCTTAACCGCGCGCGCCTTCGCCAGATAATGCGGTCTGGCGTTCGGGCTTAGGATTTTGGGAGGCCAAGGGAGCGTGATTTTTGCCATGTTTATTCGCCGCTTTCGCTGTCGTCGCCACCTTCGGCATCATCGTCGCCATCGGTTCCGGTTTCAGCATCCTCGGCATTTTCGTCATTCGTGCCATCCAGCGCGAGCCCGGGCTGATCGGGCTGGGGCTTGCACTCGCTGCGGCCCTGGTCAAAGGCATCATCGTTTGCAAAAGTCAGCGTAACAACACTGCCAGCGTTCAAGAGCGAAAGCAGGGTTTCCTCGGACGCAAAGGCCTTGAGGTTAATGACAACCTGTTTGCCTTTGACTTTCCAAGAATCAATCTCGGCCTTTGCATGGTTGAAACCCTGTGTTGCCACAAGATCAACGGCATTGCGCACAAGGTTTTCGGCTGCAGACGTGGCCGCATAGATATCGTCAGACTGTTGGCTTTCCGAAAGCTGCGCCCAAGGCTTGCCTTCCTTGTTGTGTTTCAGGCGATCAAGCAGAAAATCACGAATGTCGCCAACCATCGTGCGCGTATCCAGCGCAAGGGCTGCATCTTCGATCTGTTCTGTCGGCTCGCCGGCGGCGGTTGTTTCGTCCTGAACGTCTTGCGGTTCCTCTTTCTTTTTTGCTTTTGCCATGTTGCTCTCCTTTGTTTGGCGTTAAGCCGAGACGGTGCAGGGCTTGATACCTGCTATGCCGGTGGTAGGCGTGTACTGACGCCTCGTTTTATTTGCCCGGACTCCCTTGCACAAACAGGGCAGCTCCGGTTTGCCCGCACCACATGCACATCAGTACATGAACCGAGCAAACTCCCATTCGGCTGATTAATGTGTCCTTCCACATCGACCGTCTCGCCAAAGATCGCCTTGCCGGTGCCGGCAAAGTGATCTTTGGTGAAAAGGTCATGGCCTTTTGATTATTTTAAGATCTCTGCAAGCAAAAACCCCTGTATCGCTGGATGCGTTTTCGATGCAGCGCGCTTGCTCCTGCAAGGAGAAGAACTGCATCTCGGCATCATTTTTTACGCAAGAGCTTACAGATATGAGAAAAACAGTTCCTACTATGGTTAAAGCTATAGATGCGACGTCAAAGTTCATTATTGATCTCCTTCTTTTTGATATCCGCATTCCAAAACCGGCAACGAGCGGTGGTATTCTGTGCAATTTACGTTCGGGCAATAGCAATAATTCTCCCAATGCCGTACATCTATAAAAACAAACATTCTTCCATCGCATTCGCGGCATGGGGGAAGAGATTTTTCAATGGCATCCAATTCTTTTTTCCGCCTCTCCCGCATCTTTTCCAGCTCCTCCCAATTCGTCAAAGAGCAGGATCCTTCCCATTCGGAAGTCCTCAGAGACGCTTTTTGCCAAAGGAAACTGGAAACCGCGGCACCGGCCATGAAGATAGAGACTATCGATATGAGGCTCATGTATTCCCTCCCTTTATCGGTATCCGTTGCTGTTGCAGCGCTCTTATACTTTCAAGGCGGCTCATCGAGCTTTCGCCCTCTCCCGCAAGAGCGCTGTCGAAAGTCGCACCGCAAGGCTGTAGTGAAAAACAAACACAGTGATGGGGCCGCAAGTGAAAGAGCGCCAGCCTCTACCCTTGTCCGTCCTCGGTTTTTCCCAAGCATGAAACTCGATCAGAATGGATTTCATCTGTTCCCCCAAGAATGTTTACGTGTGCCCACGTTTGTCTTTTTTTGATCGCGGTTATGGTTGCTTCCCCTACTCCGCACAATCTGGCCAGCGTCCTGTTTGGCAGGTTGCTTTTCAGGATTTCGATTACCTGAACTTCCGTTAAAGTAGCCGGGCCATTTTCTCCACATGGCCAAGTGCCATGCTTTTTTCTATCGGAAAAGTTTTCTTTCGGTGTCGCCCACCGCAAGTTCTCAACGGCATTATTCAGGCGGTTTCCGTCATTGTGCGCCGCTTGGTGCTTGCCGCTGGGCGCAGGGCCGACAAAAGCTTCCAGAACAAGCCTGTTGACGCGGCAATCCAATCTGCGCTCACCAACGCAAAGCTTGACAGAGCGATACCCCGTACCGCCCGGCGTTGCTTTCAAAAGCCTGCCGCTTTTTTTTCGGCGGACATTGCCTTTGCTGCTTACCTGATATTCAGGAAAGCCTTTGATTTCTAACCAAATCTCACCTGTCATTTTCGTCACCCGACAAGATCTTGATGGCACGATGTATTCTGTCCAGCGTAGGGGGCTGTTGATTTTCCAGCTTCCGATCTGCAAGGCGCATGACCTCTTCAAAAACCTCGTCAAACTCGCGCATAAGCTCGATAAGCTCTGCGGCGCGTGGGGCGTTGTGGCCTTCAAGCCAATTGCGTGCGGCGCGTGGGTTTCTTTGAACTTTTCCCGCAACAATCTTCGGCGCGGATGGCATATAACCAACCGTCCGGCGTAAAGCGGAAGATACGGCCTTTGTGATGGTTTCGTTTGTAATTGAGGCAGCACTCATCTTGCCCCCCTTGCTGAATGATTCAGCGCTTTTCTTGAAAGACATTTCCTTATCTCCATGTGATTTTTGAACACATGGGAGGGCGACTTGAAATGGAACCCAATGACAAAGTTATCGAATTTCCGCTGCATCGGCGCGGGCTGGCAGGCCCCGCCGACCTTCCCGCCAACGTGACGGCAAAGCGGTTGCTGACGATTGCGAACATGCTGGAAAGCACCGCGCAGCAAACCCCATACCCGCTTTGGATAAAAGGACTTGCTGACGAAACGCGCCGCGTGGCGCGGCAGATACGGCGGGAATGATGTCATGCGCCACCGCCATAAAAGGAATTGGCCGTGACGGCGCCGCCGGTAACTTCGGAGATGCGCTTCATGACAGCGGGGCGCGGAATCTGCCTCCCGTTGCGATAACGAAAAACCTGCATTCTCGAGCGTTTTATGCGCTCACCGAATTCTTCGTCCGTCAAATTATGTGCTTTTAAGTATTCATCTAAAGACATCATGTCCGAAAGGTAACTATTTTAGTTACCAATGTCAACTAAAAGTAACTAATTTAGTTTCTATCCACAAAAGGCCTTTGTTGCGAAAATGAAAGCATGAACAAAAAAATGAAATTTCCCAACAACTTGAAATACTGGCGGCTCAAATCAAAAAAAACGCAAGAAGACCTTGCTCGTGTGCTTGCTTCGCTTGGGGACACCAACGCGAATAAGCAGAAAATTTGGAAAATCGAGGCGGGAAATCAGAGAATACGTCTGGACGAGGCATTGGCTTTTGCAAAATTTCTTAACTGCCAAGTTGATGACATCATTAGCGATATATCTAGCGTCGAAGGTCATGAATTAGAGGATTTTTTAAAAGAAAAGGATGAAAAACACCCTGGCGCAGAAGCGGCTAGATTCCTCTCCGCATATTACAAGGCGTTTTCATCCCTCTCCCCAGACGCCCAAGAAAGGGTGCAAGATCATCTTAGACTTGACTTGCAGCACGATGTGGTAAAAAAAATGGGAGAGTCTACGGAAAGCGTACGCAGCGGCTCTGACTCTAAACAGTCAGGCGGTAAAAAACAAAAAGGAACAATTTGATGCTTTTTTTTAAACATCTGTTTACAACTATAGATAGCATTATTCAAAGAAACAAGTGGAAAATTAAACGCTTAACCATTTTAACGGTTTTTATTTTTCTGACGTCCTGCACGGCGAACGGACCGTCTTATGAGGCATCTTTACTTCCCAAGATCGAAAAAGGCGAAGCCGCTATAGTCATTTATAGACCCCTTACAATGGGCGGGGGGTCAAACCCGTCTTTTGCCATCAATGAAGATAAAAAATGCCCCACTCTCGCACCTGACGGATTTACATCAGCCTCTGTAAAATCGGGTAAAATAAACCTTTCATCAAAGGCCTTTCTCGAATCTACCTCTTACAATCTCGAGACCAAAGCGGGAAAAACATACTATTTGAAGGTCACCCCTAATATGGGACGCGTTAGCTCCCAAGCCGGTGCCGGCTTGGTTGGACTCTTTACCTACAATGCCGCCACGCATGGGAAGGAAAATGTAGGTACCTTCAAATTTGATGTGATTGATGAAGAAGCTGCGAAAAAAGAGCTTGTCGGCCTGAAATACGTTGGTGAGTGCAAGAAATGAAAAACCTCCTCTCCCTTCTCGCTATTTTAAGCCTTTCAGCCTGTACGTCCGTGGGGCCAGCATACTGGACCTGCCCTTGAGGGATGGCCATTCAGCCAAGACGGGGCAGCCTATCACCCACAAAACGGCGGTCACCCCTTGCGGGGTGGCCGCTTTTTTCTTTATATCCCTTTGTTTTTTTGATGTAAATTAAATAGTAACTTTTTTAGTTACTTTTAGTTGACATTGGTAACTAAAATAGTTACATTTACCTCATACCCCACCCGATCAGCCATCCGGCTCGCAAGACGGTGGGGAGTTCAAAGAGGTGAAAATATGACAAGACAACAGGCCATCGAGATCGTTATCGACATCCAAAACCGGCCCGAAAACGCCAGCCGCGACATCGTGACTTTCTGCGGGTTTTGCGACACCGCGGAAGAAATCCTCGACCACGCGCGCAGAAACGGGTGGGAGGGTTGAAAATGACGACAGAAAAACACACGCCCGGCCCTTGGCACATCGCAAAAGCGAAGGGAAAATCCGGCAGGACGATCATGTCCGCAGATGGCTTTGCCGTCGCCAAGGCGACCCCATGCCGCGATCTTATGGGTCAGCACCACGCCAAGGCAAACGCGCGCCTGATCGCCGCCGCGCCTGATCTTCTGGCGGCTCTGAAGGCCCTGCGCGACGCCAATGGCTCGAACAATTTCAGCGGCTGGCATGAGAATTTCCATGACGCCATAAAAATGGCTCTTGCCGCAATCGACAAGGCAGAAGGCGGTGCAGCATGACCATCACCTTCAATCACAGCAAAAGCCCCTCCGGTTACGATCTGCTGACCACAAAGACCAACCAGCACGTCAAGATCGACATCTTGTTCGACAATGGGACCGCAACCCACGTCTACATCGACGAAAACGAGTTCAAGGTGATCGACGACACGCTTTACGGCCTGTTCGTCGGCATCGGCGACAAGATGATGAGCCTTGTCGAGGTTGTCCGCGAAGCTGATCGCCAGTATCCTGCCATCGCAAGAGAAGTGGCGCAGGAAGTTCGTGAAGCTGCGCGAGAGGAGCGCAAATTGTCCAGCCCGTGCATGACCGGAAGAATCTGACATGTCGTTATCCCACACCTTCACGCTCGCCGCATGGCGGGAGCCGGAAAACCTCGTCCGCAAAGTTCTTTTGACAGTAAGGGGTTAAAAAAAATGAGATACATCGTCGCAATCAACGGCCAAATCAAGGCGGCCGGGATCAACCGCAGACAGGCAATCATGGTGCTGGAAAATCACAGATGCGACCTTCTGTCGAGTGGCATCGGCGTCACCATCAGGGGGCGGGACTTCGATCTTTTTCTCATCGACGCAAGCGGGGGGACTGGAGAGGTTCGGGCGCAATGACTATTCGCATCACCTCCATCCGCCGCGTAAAAACCGCGCATGCGCTTGATACGCAAGCTTACGCCAGACGGGCGGCCGAAAAGAAGAAACTGGCAACGGAGGCCCTGCGCCGAGAGGTTGAGGACTGTAAAAAGTTTCACGGGAAACGGGGACTAAAAAAATGACGGCAAATCTATATATCGATATGACGATCGAGGACTATCACGCCCACGCCACCAAAAAGGGCGACGACATGGTGCTGTCCAAAAGCATGCTGGACGTGTTTGACGATTGCCCCGCTAAATTCGAGTGGCGTTTTCTGCTTGGAAACGAAAAGCCATCGACACCGCAGATGCGTCTTGGCAATGCCGTTCACGTCCGCGCGTTTGAGCCGGAGCTTTTCGACAAAAAATATTACATCTTGCCGCTGGGCGAAGACGGGAAACAAATCCGGCGCGATCTGCGCACGAAGGCCTACAAAGAGCAGCTCGAAATCGCTGCCGGACGCATCGACTTGCAGCCCTCCGAAATGGAGCAGATCGACGGCATGGCGGCATCGCTGAAAAACAACCAGAAGGCGCGGCTGCTGCTGGAAAAGCCCGGAAAGGCGGAGGCTTCGATATTCTGGACAGATGCCGAAACCGGACTGAAATTCCGCTGCCGCCCCGACTTCATGCCGGACGACGGCATCTTGGTTGATCTCAAATCGACAGGACGCGCCGACGATGACGGCTTCCGTCGCATCGCTTTCGACAAGCACTATGACCTGTCTGTTGCCTTGACCGCGCGCGGCTACAAGGCCTTAACCGGAGAGTGGCCGCTCGAATACGTTTTCCTGCTGGCCGAAACAGAGCCACCTTACGTGATCGAGGGAAAGTTCACATTTCAAGCCTGCAACTACAGCGGCGGTAAAATCTCGAAAAGCTATTGGCAGCTGGGAGAAGAGCGCCTGAGCCGCATTCTCGACCGCTATATGCGCTGCCGCGAGACAGGCCATTATCCAAGCTACAACGATGATTTCCGGCCGATGGTGGCGCCGGAATATGCCGTCCGAAAACTTTACGAAACAGAAGGAGATTATTGAGATGATCGAGACAGCAGAAAAAACAGCAATCGCGCCGGCTCCGGCCATCGCGCAACAAAACACTCAAATCGGACTGACCACACAAAGCGGGTTCGAGTTGGCGCAGCGCGCGGCAAAAGCGCTGTCTGCCAGCACCCTTGTCCCGAAGGACTACCAAGGAAACCTTCCGAACTGTCTGGTCGCGCTCAACATGGCCAACCGCATCGGTGCCGACCCGCTGATGGTGATGCAGAACCTTTACATCGTGCATGGCCGCCCCGGCTGGTCGTCGCAATTCCTGATCGCCACATTCAATACCTGTGGCCGTTTTGGCGCGATGCGCTTCGAGTTCTGTGGAACCGAAGGAGAGGACGATTGGGGCTGCCGTGCATGGGCGATCGAAAAAGACACCGGAGAAAAGCTGTTCGGCTCATGGGTGACCATTGCGCTGGCAAAAAAAGAAGGTTGGGAAACCAAATCAGGCAGCAAGTGGAAGACGATGCCGCAACAGATGCTCATGTACCGCGCCGCAGCCTTTTTTGTGCGCGTCATAGCGCCTGAGCTGGCAATGGGTCTGCATACGCGCGAAGAAAATGAAGACATCCTTCTCGACGCCACCAGCACCGGCAACGGGGCTTACAGCGTTCAGGACAGCGGCATGCCAAACGTCATGCAATCCCTGAATGACAAACTCCGCGGCGAAAACGTGATTGACGCCGAAACCGGCGAAGTTTCGGAAGACGAAACCGCCATCACCGGCGAAATCATCGAAGACGATGACACCTTCCCCGGCGACCGTCCGATGCCCACCAGAAATTAAACAGCTTATGGGATGGGCAGAGCGCGGTTTCACCTCCCCGCTCTGACCCATCCCGCCAAATCAAGGAAAAAACAGATGAGCAAGGAAGAAACAAAAGTGACCGCCTACAAGGGATTTTCCAAGGACCTCAAGGCGCATGGCGGGTTTCAGTACGAAATCGGAAAAACCTATAAGCACGAGGGCGTGGTCGAGAAATGCGGCAGCGGGTTTCATGCCAGCGAATACCCGCTGGACGTTTTCAGCTTCTTTAATCCGGCACAAAGCCGCTTCGCGCTGGTCGAGCAATCCGGAACGATCGACAAAGGCGACGACAAGAACGCCTCTTCTGTGATCGCGGTAAAAGCGGAAATCAGCATTGGCGACATGGTTAAGGCTGCGATCGACTTCACGATGTCGCGCGTAAAAAAACCCGCAAAGAAAGGCCTGAACGATGAAGAAAACGGGCTTGCCAGCAACAGCGGTGACTGCGGCGCGGCCAGCAACAGCGGTGACTACGGCGCGGCCAGCAACAGCGGTGACTACGGCGCGGCCAGCAACAGC